AATATTTCCTCGCTTCAACTTATCACCGGCGCTCAGTACTTTCAGACTACCGGTTAACTTCTCGCCGCGATTAAACCTTACGAATAACTCCGCTATGGCTTCCGCTCCATTAGTGTTGCCATACCGTGATATACCAAACCCTTTTGATATAAACCACCGTTTAGTCTGAATGGCGTAAACAAACAAGTCATTGCCCGCACGCATCTTCACTGCTGATAGATGAAGATAGTGCCCAAACTCATGAGCAATGACATCCCGTACGCTAATGGGAGCCCACCACCCGTCGCTTGCCAGACCGAGTATGTGTTTATTGATGGCGGCTAGGTTACCATGGGTGGTAAAGTAGTTCGTACTCAACATGAGTTTGTCAGCCGTACCCGTCAGCGCCGCCGCCTCGTTGGCGGCAAGCGTCCTGGTGAACAGGACTTCCTTCAGGGGTCCTTTCGTTATTCCGTACCGATTCGTCAATGTAACCAATTCATCACATATCTCGTTGATGATTTCCATGTCGTCAACCCCGGCAAAATTAACGACGTCTAGGTCGAGAGCCTGTCGCAATTGGTTTTCTGCCTCTTTCGGAGTCTTGGCTTCCTTCCACTTGCTCTCGGTTTTCTTAGGAGGCTTGCCTCTATTGCCGCTGGTCTGAATATCCTCGGTCGAACCCTTCTGCATCTCAACCTTCTTGCCTTCGGCTTTGGCTTTTCTCTTTGCTCGCCTCTCCCGTGACTTCTGTAGTCTGGTCTCTCGTTGTGCTGGGGTCTCGTTAGCCCGTGATATCTTCGGTTGAGCCTGGGTGGTCTTTGGTTCCTCGTTCGTCTTCCTGGCTTTTCTCTTTGCTCGCCTCTCCTGTGACTTCTCGAGTCTCGCCTTCCTCTCTGCAGATGTCTCGTTCGCCCGCTTCTCCTGATATCGTGCCTTACGTTCCTCTGAGGTCAGACTCATCCGGTCATCGTCGGTCAGTTCATTTATCTGTCGTAGTTCAGAGGGGACAGGTATCCAATCATGCCGACAATTCCAACCACCACGGTCCGTCATTACGTCTCCGGTCTGGTCGTTGTCGAGTTCGCCTATCTCCTCCTCGTTGAATACCTGACCAAAGACCTCTTGGCAGAACGGGCGGGTCTTTGCGTCGAACGGTCCCAGGTATAGATAATCGTGTACCTGGTCACTAGGATTCTTTGCATTCCACTGATTGACATTATGGTTCATGTATGACTGAGCGTTTCGGTGAGCGGCGGTTCTGGCATACGTTCCAGCATGCCATTCATACAATCCCTTACGAGTGCCCCAGTCATACGAGCCGGTTATCTTTCCCTTCAGTATCGCCAACATCTCTTTCGACGACCTACCCATCACCATCTGCTCTACCAGGAGTTTGTTTAAAGCCTCGGTGGCTTCGGTGTTGAGTCCTGCGAAGTAAGCCATGTCGCGGTTCTGTATAAAATCGATATAGTCCTTCGGGATGGTGGTGAAGGCAGTATCGAACCCACCCGCAGACATCACTCCCTGAGTCAGGCGGGCTAGTTCGTCATACTCGTTAAGATACTTGCCTACCATGTCCCCGTAACCTGATTCCTGAATCATCTGACCCACTTGGTCCGCGTTAGCCGCATACCAGGCGAAGCGCTTGTCCATCGTAAGAGACTTGAAGTTCGGCGCATCAAGCAGGAAGCCATTCATCTTCTCGAGGAGTCGCTTCTGTGCCTTCACCGCCGCCCGCAGGAAGTCATCTCCCATCCTATCGGCATAGCGAACCATGGCACCATTGCTGGTTACCATACCCTCGACTACTCTTCTTGCCTCTGCCATTGTCATCGTTTACTTCTCATCCTTGTCGTCGTCTTTGCCTTTGTCTTTGTCGCCATCGTCGTCTGTGAACGCAGGATTGTTGGGGTCTTCTGCTGGCGGGAGAAAGAATGGGTCTGCCTGCGCTATCTCTGCCGCCTGCTTCTTTACTTTCTTTGCCTTGGTCACTGCCTCTTCCTCCGTCAGCCCCTCGGTCTCCATGTAATAGTCTGCCGCATTCTTTAGCCCGCCCGCTATCAGAACTATCCATCGGCTAGCCTCCTCGGTAGGACTCTCAGGGAACGATACCGGCGGGAAGGTTACCTTCAGTTCAAGGTCCTCGGGGAACTTCTCGTGCTCCTGCTCCTTCGCCCACCGGTTATACACCATGACTGACTTCCTAAATAACTCCTGCTCTATCCTCTGCCACTGAGGGATATCGTCTTCCCGGTTCTCGAGGAGTTCAAGGTTATTCATGAACTTGGCGAAGCCGCTCTCAGGGGTTTCCTCAAGCGACCAGGAACCAGGAGCCATGCCATACGCGTTCGCTAGTGACTTAATAAACCAATCTATCTCATCCCGTACGTCAGAAATACGACTCTCGGGCATTGCGAACTGAAGACTTGGCGGTACGTCGTCAACGGTGAGGTCCTCAATTACGAATGGGTGACGAGGACCAATCTTCAGGGCACCGGGAGTCTTGATACCCAAGTTCGTTGCGATAGGCTGACCATGTGCCTGTAAAAAGATGTTCTCCCATGAATTAGCCAACTGCAGATTGACTTGCTCGAACCCGTCTACTAGGTCTGCTCCGTAGACGCCCCAGTAGTCCTCCTGCTCTATCTTCCTCACTGTGACTATGGGAATCTCGCCATCGTAGGGGTTGGCTCCCGAGTCGAGTGATAGACCATACTCATCACCATTAGCCACCACGAAGATATGCCACTCGTCATCCCAGTAGACGTACCCTTCCTTGCTCTGAAGAGTATCCGGGTGGAACGGTTCCCATTTGTATGAGAACTTCAGGAAAGAGAGGTAGTCCTCAGGGTCAGGGACGACCGTGACTGAAGGACGAAGGCGGAAATCCCAATCAATGGCGTCTCGCCTGGGGACTACCTCGATATGCATACAGTTGAGCAGGGTTGAATAGTTGTCTGCCTGCTTCATCTTTTTATCCTGGTCGATGTACTTGTACATCTCTTTCATCTTGTCATACTCTGGTGCTTTGGGGTCGAGTTCCTTATCACCTCTTACCAGTACACGTTCAGGCGCTACCTTATAGGTCATAGATACTCGCTTCACGATACGGGGGACCCCGTTGAGAATAGGTAACTGCCATTGAATGCTCTCCTCGGGTGCGAAGGTCTTCGCCGCCGCTACCTTTACATGCTCTCGTATGAGAACGGTATTCCGGTGGTAGTAGTCAAGGAGGCGTTGAGCCGCCAGTCTTGCCGACTTCTCCTCGCTAGCCAGATGGTCGAGCCAGGAGTACCGAACCATTTGCTCTTCCAGACTTATGACGTCGGAGAAAATCGACTTGATAAACTTGGATACCTTTGCCATCGCTACTCCTTAACTCATTACCTTCGGCTTGCGTACAGGATACTCTCGGAAGACATAATACCCAACACCATCAGTATGATGAGTGAGGGCGGGGTCAGTCTTGTCTAAGTCACGCGTTCCTTCTTTGAAAGCCACCCGCTCAAAATCCCTTATCGTATGTTTGCACTTCTTCGCTACCAATAACTTGATACGACCGTTCATGTCTTTTAGTCGTGCATTCATGGCAGTGATTCTATCGGTCACTCGCGGGTTCGCATTACCAATCTTCATCTCGAGCAGAGGTAATGGTTTTAATATATCCTTTATTATTTCGTAATCAGTTCTCGTGGCTGAGGTCTTCCTTGCCCTACAGGTCGCATCACCGTATATCGTCACGCCCGCCTTATGATTACGATACCTCGCCAGGAACTCTTTAGCCGTAACCTCGGTGCCGGCGGTTCTGATGTGTAGTTCATCGATGATATGGTCAACGTAGTGATTTCCCTCCAAGTGAGACTGAATCACTCCCCAGCACATCGGGTCTACGTTCAAGTCGAACGCCAGGATGATGGGAAGCGTAGGGTCGTAGGGAAGATTCTCAACTACATGCTCCTTGCGTGTAAAGTTCCAGTATGCCTGCCCCGCGAAGACGTCGAGGAACTCACCATACAACTCCTGCTTTGCGAACCGCTCATCATAGGTATCCTTCAGCCTCTCGTAAAACTCTTTACCGAGATAGATGTTCTGGTCTGTTCTGGCACGGTAGAGTTTAACCTTGTTCTTCTCACCCTCCTCAATCACGACATCATATAGCCAGTTGAATCCGTCAGGGGTGGTCGTAATCAGTCCACAAGGTTCGGTGGCGTTAGGGTCCCTGACTCGACCCATGATGATGTCGTGAGCCTCTCGGTCTTTCATCTGTCCAGGTTCATCTTGCCAGAACCACGCTATTTCGATTCCTCGTATATAGTCCGGCTCCTCCATACTTCGGCAGAGAATCTTGGTGTCACCAAAGATGGTGATGGAGTTATCTGACTTCAGATACTTGTAACTGATTCCCTTGTCATTAAGCACCTGAAAGAACTTACTCAGAGTCGAGTCCCGTAGCACTCTATAGGTAGGAGCAAATATTGCTCCTTGGCATCCCCTATTCCTGAAAGCGAGGTCACCGGCTTTCTGTGCTCCTGCATAAGTCTTACCAGAACCAATACCACCAATGAAGGTGAAAAGGAACGCGTCCTCTCCCACCATCTTTAGGTGCGACGGTAGGTCGAAGATAAACCGCTGTTGATACGGAAGCGGCCAGAATCCTTTAGTGAGAGGCCAACCATACGCGTCCTCGTAGTCTGGCACTCCCTGCAACTCCATCGCTACGTTTCTCAGGGCTTGCGAGGATGCAATAACCAGTTTCGCGGCATCGGTAGACGAGAGGTCTGGGTCATTATCCATCAGCCACTTGAACTGTGCGCCTGATTCGACCATGATATCTTCCAGTAGCACTATCGACTGCTTCATCGACTTGATGTAATGTCTACCTTCATCCTCAATAGCCAGTTTTCGGACGACGTCACGGAACTCTTGCCGGTTCTTTTGATATTCGCCTGTTTTGGTAGACTTCGCCGCAGCCTTTGCCGCTTTGATATCGATATACTTCCTCACTACGTTATACGAAATGCCTTTTTCCCGCGCCCATGGTTTGAGTCTTATCCCAC